GTCATGTGAGTATCATCTTGGTCAAAGCCCCAGAATGAATGTTTGCCCTGATACTCATAATAAGGCAAATCAAATTGTGCCGCTTTGGGAGTTTTGTTCTCATCATAATCGTAGCTTTCATTAAGAGCATCACTCAAATCATCTTCGTGGTCTTCATCACTCCAATAATCGTATTGTGCTTTCTTAATCTTATGTACACCAATTTCACGTGTACGACCCCAAATACGAATGGTGTATTCACCGGCTGGATAGTTAGGTAACACATCTGGTTCTGCCACAAGTGTCTCAAATTCTTGTTTAAGTTCTTCTAATGCTGCCTCTAGTTCGGTCGCATCAATGGGTTCGTCATCTTCTTCATCATCTACTGCTTCTTTAGCCCATCGTGCAGAACGTTCATCAGATTCTTTTTTATCTTTGATACCTGCTTCTGTTAATTCAGTATCACTTTCACACATTGGACAAATTTTTCTAGGGTCATCAATTTCAGTACCCTCTTTATCTACCCAAGACCACTCGGCATCATAGCTTTGACCTACCCACTTGCACTTAGTACATTTGTGCGTAGGCTCTGGTGGAGGAGGGTCACTATGCCAACTGTCTTCATCACCTAGTTCATATGTAACTTCATACCCGCCTTTACGGTCAGTCCAACAGTCATCATATTGAAATTCCCATTCAATCTCAACGTCATTTTCATTGGCATCGTCAAGCACTTCTTCGTAGTCAATTTCACCTGCCTCGAGGTCTGCGAGTTTTTGTTTAATTTCATCCTCATCTAAATCAGGATAGATTTCACTTAATAGTGCTTCATCAATTTCAATAGCATATTGTCTATCGTGCTGATGCCATTCATGTTTTACAACTGTTACCATATTATTCTCCTATTGAGTTATTCTATCATTTATCGTCACGGAAACGAACAAATCTGGGGAAACGCAAACTATACGTTCCGTCTTGATTTTGGGTAATCACATCACACAAGACTTCAGCAGTACGACCAATGACCAAATTACGGTTAGTGTAATAGTCATCTCTATCAGTATCACTAAAGCCACTACCCACATTGACTGTAATTTCTTTCCCGTCGTCAACTCCATGACAAACCAATGCTCCAAGTCTTCCCAAGTTTCTACCAGTACCTTCTTCAACACCTACGACCTCCAAGTCTACGGTTAATGTTGGCTTCCATTTCATCCAATCAGTGCTACGCTTACAGATATATGGAGCTTCTAATTCTTTAATCATAATGCCTTCAAACCCTGCATTGACATTATCCTTAGCATAGCGTTCAAGTTGATCCTTACCTGCGGCTGTATCTAAGTCAACCATGATGTGAGGCAACAACTCTACGTTAGGCATAGTGTCAACTACGTGCCGAATATGTTCAAGTATAGCAATACGTTTACGTAGTTGAGCATTCCAATGTCCTTCACGGAAATCACTTAATGGAATAATATCAAAGATATTGAACACACTGTCATCTGCTTGTACATCAGTCTTACGGCGTGCTTGTCGCATCAGTTCTTGGAATGTATTACCAATCACTTCTCCATCTAATACAAACCCGTTAATCAATGCGTTCTGATGTCCTCTGGCAATCTTAACAAAGTTGTCGCTAATCTGTTTTTCAATGTGACCAAAGTTATCAAACACTTTGCCATTACGGCTGTAGCAAACTGTAGTTATACCTTCGCTTGCACCCGGGATAACCATCATCAATACACGAACACCATCAAGCTTAGGTTCTAGGCGTTTAGTACCTTTCATCTCAGGACGACCTTCGCTATTAGTAGCAAGTTGACAACCAAAGATTGGAATTTCGTATTGTGTTTTCTTACAGATTTTATTGATTGTTTTATCTGAAATGCCTGCACGTAAATCTCTACGAATAACAGGAGCACAGAATGTATTCCATTCTATACTATCAAAACGTTCACTCATTTCATTGATAGCATCTAGTGCGGCATTACCTGACAAATCACGTTGTGATAACATAGTCAGTAATGTATTAAACTCACTCCAAGGATTTTCAGCATCAACGATACCTACTGTATCAGACACTTTTCGTACACCGAATGTCACATAAGGATTGTAACAAGCTTTGGTCAAACCCAGAAAAATCTGAGCATTAGTGCTACCTAGGACACTTGCCTCAAGCGCCTGTAAAATGATATCTTCCTTGTGCAGGCGGCTATCTGATTCATTTAATTTATTAATCCAACTTGCTGACATATATTATCCTGAGAATGGCCACGCTGTTGTTGCTACAAAAGGTGGACGGGGTTTAAGTTCTATTGTTTCAATACTTACATTATACACATCTTCGTCAACTTTGTCAACTATATATGGACCCAAAATAGTTATACTTTCATAGTCAACTTCCCATTTATGTTCACTATCATATAGCCATCCTGCTCCACCATCTTCCCATGCTTGTTCAATTTCGGCTTTTTCTTCATCAGTAAAGCTATCATCAAACTCAAACCAACAAGCACAAAGGTCATCAAGTTCACATCCCCACCCAATTTCAGAATCTACAATATGTTCTCTATCATCACTAAAAGGTAACTCAGATTCATCTTCTACGAATCCTTGACCCCAACGATATGTTTCGGTTACACTCCAACTGCGGATATTACCTTGTTCATCTTTACTATAAACATCATAGTATGCCTCAATAGATTTTTTATCTTGTGGTTTGATGCGATATAAGATAGCCATTATTTTGCCTTACGATTATTACATTCTTCATATGCCTGATCAGGCACTTGTTCATATGTGTCTAGTTTGGAACACTGATACTCTAGTACAACATAATCAGGATCGTCGGTACCCTCTCGTACAAACCAAATCATTCCTACGATTACTAGCATTGTTATAATTGTTGTTTTAATAGTGTCCATGATGTTACCCTTACGGGGTATTTAGTTACCAACTGCTATTGTAAAATACTTTTAATCCCAGGAACACTTCTGCCTTAGCGTTGTTTACAAATTCAAGGTCTTGTTCATAGTAATGATTGTCTGCAGGATTACCAAAGAAGAAACCTTCTGTATCCGGAAGTTGACCGTGACGAATAGCACGTTCAAGGTTATCCAAGTCATCCCATGTTAGTTCAAGTTCAATGCCGTTGAATATAGGCCAACCAACACTTTGTCTTGGACGCCCTTTACTAATCCATAGTTGTTCCATCCAACCATGCAAGTTAGGATGCTTACGCCAGTACGCAAGTTCATGTGGCTTAGTAACTGTTTCACTTTCAAAATCATTTGTTGTTCCATCAAACTCTGCGGTTTCGTAGAATTCATTGTATTGCCCTCTTTTTTTAGCAACATAAGCATACATATCTAGTCCCATAATATCCTCCACCTTTTTACGTTTATATTTCACTTAGATTGTTCAACAGTTACCTGTTTAACTTTTTCTACACCGTTGTCAGCCATTTTAGCAATGCCGCTAAAGCCTACTGTTGAAACAACGATGCCAAGAACAAAGCCTACTAATAATTTTGTCATAATTAAATCTCCGGAAATTCCATTTTTTGCCAATCTTCAGCATACTCTGTTTCTAAAACAGTTGCCGCATCTGTATAGCCATAATTGACTAATGTTTGAATACAATTTTGAATAATTAAACTAGCAAAAGTATCAGGGTCAAAGTCCTGTGTATAGGTAAAACGATTACCTTCACTATCAACTTCAACATAACCACCTGCTTGCTTGAATAGAATTTCAATATCTTTATTCATCACTCATCTCCTCAACTCCAAAATGGATTAATAAATCTCTACCTAACAACGGACCATGTTCCCACACACTACGGGCATAACGGTCACACTCACGTACAATCAGTTCTGCGAACTTTTCACTATCAAACCGATCTACCATGTAACTATTAAAAGCATTAGTACCACGTTGTTCACGGAAGATACATTGCGATTTTAATTTCTGAATCAATTCTGTGTTCATAATACCTTTACACGATTAAGTTGTGTACTGTTATCTCTATGTGCTTTGACAGTACCTGCAATGTTTAACACTTTACCAATGTCCAATGCTTCTTTATAAGCAAAAAACACTACTTGGTCATCAGTAGTAATACCGGTAACATAGTTAGTATTCCATTTCATTGAAAATACTGATTTCAATACTTCAATAGAAGCATTCACCTTGTCATTAGCTTTACCAATAAAACCACCTGTAGCAAAGTTGATACGTTGGTCTGCTGTTTGACGTACAACACCACGCTCATAACATGAGGGCAAACTAGCAATTACAGCAACATCATAGTTACCAGTAATAACCTCTCTGTTAGCAATCAGCATTGCGGTGTTATCAAAGTCACTTAGTTGTTTGCCTTGCAAGATTTTGAAAGTCAATGCTTGATAAAACGCACGAACCTTCTTACCCTGTTCACGATCCTCGTCGGTGATACCTGATAGGTTTGCCAACAATTGTTCAACAATCATACGATTGGATAACTTTGTTGTAGCTGGATCTGATTCGGATACTACACTCAACTTAATGTAACTTCCGTTAATACGTTGAGCCGAACATGCCGCACTCCATACATCATCGGCATTGTAGTTAATTGTAACTTTTTGTGTTCTAGTTTTAGCACGATATGGAGTAACATCGTCCTCGTGACCCATACGTTGAATTTGACGGCTAGTCATATTTGATACGTTAGTAAATCCGGGCATAATCTTCTCCTTAAACTTCAGTTTCGTATTCGTAAAACTTAACAGATGGATCCAACTGCTTCAGTTGTTTAGCGGCAGTCATCAATTCTTTGTAGCGACGGTTAACTTCTGCACGGGGCAGTTCTCCATCACAAGTCAAATTCTCTGGGCTGAGAGCAGAATCAATTTGATCTGCCAAACGTTGACGACCAGCTTGAGTAGCAATTTCGTATTGCTCACCTTTAAAGATTGAGTTCCAGTGATTCTTCTGGTCAATGTATTTTTGCAATGCTTTCATGTTTAACTCCGTTGTTTAACTGTTTAAGATTCTATTATAAGCCCAAATCCATTTATTGTCAAATTTAAGCGGCTAATCTTTGTTGTGTTTTAGCAACATTATCCTGTACTAATTGCTCAAACCCTGCCTTGGAAACTGGATAACCCTGTTCTTTCAGCATTTTTTTGATATGGGGTTGAATGAAACCTTTAGAACCGACGATTTCAAGCGGAGCCTCACCCTTTTCTAAACGGCTAAAGTATTCCTCAACTGTAAAGTTCTTTGTAAGGAATGTAAGGAAACTAGCTTTAGTTCCACGAACATATTTGAATCGGGCTACAAACTTTGTAGTACCATCAACTGGGTTTGTGTAGTCAACGTACTCAGTACCGTAGAAATTGCCTTTGATGAATGTAGTCATTTCGTTTCCTTTATCTAACTGTCTAAGATTCTATTGTAGCAGAAGATCCATTTATTGTCAAATTTTGGGTATAAAAAAGCCCCATTTAATGGGGTAAATTTTTGAATACTAACGCACTACATTTTTATCTGAGGCGTCACCTCCACCAAATTTACTTTCCCAATCTTTGTCCATAATAATATTATATCCCTTTTTATTTTTTAGCCAATTAATAAAATCTTTTTCCATTTTACCTATTTTACCTACATTATTCGGAACTCTTATTAAATTATTTGGTAATAAGATTCTGGATTTAGCATGATGACCTACAATATTATTAAACTCTATACCTTTATGCCAAATTGGATCTAGATATTCAATAGCAAATTTTGATGCTACATCCAATGGCGCAAATTTATATCCACAACTTGTTAAGATTGGTCTAAAAAGTGCAGTAAGCTGTACGTCCTCATTCCAATTATGAATCCACAAATTATCTTTTTTTGTTGAATCATTTTTTAATTTTAATGGTTCGGGTATAGTATGAGTTATGCCATTTACATTACATGCTTCTAAGAATCTTTTACTTCTTAACGAAAATCCACCATTTTGTACCACAAATGTATTAGGTTTATCAAGCCAATGAAATTGTAAAAATAGATGTTCAATTGACGAAGCATCATTATTAAATTGAAATCCACAATGTGTTGGCGGCCCAATATAATCATATTGATAAAATTCTTCAACAAATTTATTTCCATTTAACACCCAACTGTCGTCCTGTACTACTAAACAATAATCTGTTTCAATAAACGCATATAGAGAATGCATCATAAAAAGTGTATATTGTTTGTAATTTAGATTGAATATACGTTTCCATTCAATGTCGTTTGGTAGGTCTTCTGGTTTTTTAATTGACAGAAGTAGTCCTCTACTACCGGGTAACTCCTTCATACTTTTAACTATGGAAGGTATAGCGGCAGAACCATCATTGTGTCCAAACACTGATACAATGGTTAACTGATTATGTAACATTAATATTTTTATTAGTGATTTAGGCGGGGATGACGGTATTAAATTCGCTAGCCCAATTAGGATCTACTGTAATAGTATATCCCTTTTTAGTAGACATCCAATGGATTAATTCTTTTTCTAATTCAGTTGAATTTTCCATCTGACTGATATTGTTTGGTACCATAACTCGATTATTGTCTAGTAGAATTCTAGATTTAGCATGATGACCTACTATTTCGTCAAAGTTTATTCCAGTATGTAATATAGGATCTAGATATTCAATAGCAAATCTTGTTGCTACCTCCAATGGTGCAAATTTATAACCATGACTAATTAATTGATGTTTAATCAACCCTGTAAGATGTACATCTTCATTCCAAATATGACTCCATAACAGTTCCTCTTTAATATTATTAATATTTGTTAATTTTACTGGATCGGGAGAAGTATGAGTAATACCATGAACATTACATGCTTCTAAAAATTTTTTACTTCTTAATGAAAATCCACCATTTTGTACTACTTCTATATTTGAATAATGAATCCATTGATATTTTAAATATAAAGCTTCTATTAGCGTATTTTCTTTATTAAATTGAAATCCACAATGTGTCGGTGGACCAACGTAATCATATTGATAGAATTCTTTAGTTAACATTTTACCGTTTAATACCCAACTATCTTCTTGTACTACTAAACAATAATCTGTTTCAATAAACGCATATAAAGAATGCATCATAAAAACTGAGTATTGTTTATAAGTTAAATTACCAATTTTTTTCCACTCAACTGAAGTTGGTAAATTTTGTGGTTTTACCGGAGACAGAAGTAGTCCTTTACTACCGGGTAATTCCTGCATACTTTTAACTATAGAAGGTATGGCAGCGGAACCATCGTTGTGTCCAAATACGGACACAATGGTCAATTTATTGTGTTTCATTATTTTTTATTAGTGGCTTGATTTACAAAGCTGTACATCTTTTCCGCAGTTTCTAAAACTTTGTCAACTCCGGGAAATTCTGGCATACCTACTTTAGTTACAAGTTTACCATCTTTATCTTTTTCTTGAGAAACTTCCCAACCTTGCCATTTGTATGAAAACTCTTGGCCAACAAGGTCTTGTGCTTGTCTAAGAATTTCAGTACGAATCTCGTAACCGTTTTTATTGAATTTAACTTCTGGTACTTTTGGTGTGTAGTCTGACATTTTGTTTCCTTACTGTATAAATGTTCAGATAGTATATAGCATTTTTTTAGGTTGTTCAAATCTTTCGGGGAAATTCAATCTTTCCCATTCTTCATCTGAAACCGGCCACCAATTAGTAACTATCATGGCATTTTACTTGCTTTATATTTTTTAATATCGCTGATTGCCTCTAAGAGGCTTTGAAATAGTTGTTTAAGTGTGTTCATAGAAATCTCCAATTTGATTGTTTGCGATGGAACTCATAGGTCAATCGCTCAATGTCGCCTATATCTTGTGGATTTCGGCCGACTATATATTTTTCTAACTCAGTGCCATAGGTATCTGTAGAGAAACCTAGGAACACTAATAGCATTCCTAGAATTTTCTTCATATTACTTTTTAGCTTTCTTTGTATTAAAAGCAGGGACCATTGTTTTAAACTGATCACCCATTTCTGTGTAGAAATCTTTGCTTGTGAAAATCATACCCAAAGCCATCATAGATTGCATTCCTGCATCTGCGGCTGATTTAGTGTATTTTGCTTGTGCATCAACGAATGAATTCATTGCTGTTTTGATGCCTTCGTGTTGAACTGTTTGTTCTACGAATTTCTTTTTAAAGTCTGAAACGCCGTCAATAAAGGCGTAAGTTGCTGTGTTAAACATTTTATATCTCCTATGTGTGTGTTTAAAAGTTAGGTTTTTATGAAGAACCCGTAACTTCATATATATTTATGCCGGTTGATAGATTTCTCTATATTTTGACATAGCCATTTCTCTGGCCAGAAACAATCTCAACTGAACATAATCAGTTAAGTCCTCATTGATATCTAAAGAGGTTTCAATCTTTAGTATAATACGACGGGAATTAACTAATATGTCCTCATCATCAACTAGAACCTTATTAGGATCAAGACCCCAGGTTCTAATTGCTATGAGTCGGTATGGATTACTTCTTAGAAGTTTCGGCTTTTTTATCGTCAGCTTTTGCTGGTGCTGGACTAGCAGTTTTGGCATCACTTTTAGTGTCTGCCTTGGGAGCGTCCTTTTTCTTAGCCAATTTCATTTCTTCTTTTGGCGCCTCTGCTTTAGCTGGTGCAGCCGGTGCTGTAGCAGCCGGAGCAGGTGTTGCTGGAGCTTTTGCTGGTTCAGCTGCCATTGCTGTAGCTACTGATAACGTTGTGATTAGGGCGATTGCTAATGTTTTCATTTTAAGTTTCCTTTAAGTTAATGAAGTAGATTTTATAGTCTACATATATATAACGCGGTAGCCAACTGTTTCGTTGACATAAATACATTATGTTATATATATCTTATCAGGGAATCTTTGATGGAAAAAACTATGAAGATGCCAATACTCCCGACCAAATAGGCAGATCATTTAATAATGGTTTCTCTTGTATGGTTGATGTTTGGAGGATAGATAGCATCCTTTGTGTAGGGCCAGAACAAGCACCTATCCCAGTTACTGACAAATATCTACAGGGTAATCGTTTTTGGATTAAATGCGGTAATCAGGAAACATATGATTGGTTTACTACACAATCATTAAGACAATATCCAAACTACTTCTATCAACCTAATAGTATGGTCAATGCACTAACTAGTAGTAATAAGTTATGGACACCAGGAACTGTTCCAGTTAATGATACTAGTATTATTGTTTTACCTGAACTTAAAGATCGCGGATTACTCAGTACAGTACATTTAAGATGCTACGGAGTGTGTAGTACCTATTTAAACTTCATTAAACGTATGCGTAATGAAGGTGAGTGGTATTAACCACCCCTTCCCGTTCTACGCACAACACTTGAACCGCCAAAACCTTTACTAGGCTTTGGAGCTTTTTGTTCAGACTTTTTACCTGTTAACATTGGTGTGTTTTTCTTTTTAGCTTCGTTAGCTAAATTAATAAATGGATTTGGGTTTTTCTTTTCTGTCATTTTTTTACCTTTATGCTATCTAAATATTCATTTACATTTCCATACAGACTAATCATCATAGCAATTTTACTGTCATAAAATCGGATGTAGGGAAAACTTCTTTTTTCAAGTTTATTTACCCCCATATAATATGGGCACTTAATTTTTTTATTGAGTTCTAGTATGTAAGCATGATATTGAGTTTCGGGCTGTATTTTGAGTTCATACTGATAGAATTCTATTTCTGCTGTTCTAAATGCTAGATCACCCACATCAGTTAAACGCAAGCCATCTTGGCGCCCAGTCATCCACCACTTGAATAGTAGCTTATCTACTGAGATGTTTTTTTCTTGGAGTAATGAATCAGGAAGTTGAGCCAATACAACTTCTGTTATAGTTTCTTTAAGTGTCTTACGCTTATTCATCTGGGTAGACAACTCTACCGGAGTTCATAAACACAACTGTAAACTTATCTGTTTTGAATTGTACATTCAATTTACGACATAAATTACGTGCATGTCCTGGGTTACTGAAGCTAGTTTTTTTATACTTAGGTGTAGCTTCGTTATCTAAGTAGTGTTGGCTTTTTAAATTGATAGGTTGACCGTCATAAAATACAGCCCAGATACCCGCGGCTTCTACAATTTGATCACATTTGTATGTTACTTTGTCTACTAATTCAAGCAATATTTTAGGTTGTGTTCTACTCATTAAAATCTACCACCGTTCATCTCTACTTGAAATACTGGTTCTACTTTGTTTGTATTTTGTAAAAGTTCATAGTTATCTACAAGTAATTTAGTTAACTCATCACGCAATCCGCGGGCCTCACTTATGGGAATAACCACATCTCGTCCCTGTTTGCCTTCTATCAGGGTAATTTTATCCACGAATCGCTTAATATGTATCATTAGTTATTTATCATGCTTTTTGCTTCATCTTCTGTTTTATACGGACCATAATATGGATACCGCTCAATAAAGATGTATTTAGGACAAAAAACTGTTGTTTTTTCACTTCCCTGTTGTATTACAAACCAGCCTGCGGCATGATAACACTTGCTTTTAGTTCCTGTTGTAAATAAATGTAATTTACGTTTGATATCTAACATGCTATTAAACACTTTTCCTGTTGTAGGATACACCTTGAAGGGTAGGTCATGTTTAGTTTTATCTGCTTTTTGAACAGATTCAAATTCAATATTTGTTTTACGTTTGATAGCCGTAGTGTTTTTATAATGACTTTTATTGCCATTCAATTTAACTTCAAAGCCGGATCCATCAGCTAATACGTTACCAACTTTTTCTTTACCATCTGTAACAATCCAGAATTGATTTTTAACTACAGGTTTAGCAATTAGTGTTTTTGTCATTTTTTATTCCTCTGTGTAAGTGTAACATTATTAAATGTATTTGTCAACCTTTGTACCTAAACTATATAGATATTGGTACTCCTGGTATTCTCGGGTAAGTTTCAACGATTCATATCGTTTTACTTCTTGTATGTTTTCTAAAAATAACCTATGTTGATCCAAACGTTTGTCTGATTGTATACTTAATATTTTATCTTTTTCCCTATTGTCATCCCTTTTAATATCATTTTTCTTTGTAGCTTCTATGATATCTTTTAGCATATTATACCGTAAGGTATAATTAAGTAAGGGAGTGGGTGCGGATATGTTGCTCATGTGAATAACCTTATATCTTTGTGTTTAACAATTAAAACGTTATATACTACATCCTTATATTTGATAGGTAAATCTAAATGTACACTAATTCTTGGACCTTCAATCTCATTGATTAGTGTATCATTACCCACCGTACCGACAAAGGGAATCTTATTCCATTTACCTATAACACGGTCACCGATACTATATTTACCCGAGTATCGGTTAGCTTTGAAATATTCTGCTAAACTTGCCATTATAACATAAACTGTTTTAGTATATCACGGGCAATAGACAAATCCTCTACTATTGGTTCATCTAGCATTTTACGATATTCTATAATGATTTCCATAGCATATGATTGATCCTCATCATCCAATGAGTTCCACCACTTATGTAATTCATCTGGTGTTTTGTTTAAAATGTATTGTAGGTTATTGTAATCTCTATTCATTTCATTCTCCTAGTTTTTCCCAAGTTTCAACTCCGAAATGTTGTTTAATCCGTTCACCAATTATGCTTTTGCCGTTAACATTGGAATGGTCAGCAACTTCAACACATTCCTGCACAATCAACTCGGCGAACTTTTCTACATTGTCAACATTCATCCATTTACCGCTTACATCGGTTCCTACCTGTTTAATCAATTCTCTGATTCGTTCACTCATACTAAACTCCCTGTATATGGTGAATTTAACCATGCCGCATAAGAATCCGCTTGTGAACTAAGTTTTACCAAATCATATCGGCCGCAGAATTTCATAAAATGAATTCCTACGTGAGGCGTAGTCTCAACTCGTACACTTTCACGGATACGTTGATCCACAGCATCTTTGATTTCTTGAGGTTGTGCTGTTAAATCTATCAAGCCTCGATTTCTTTCAAAAGCGTCCCTAACTCTTACTTCATTACCCTCATGGTCGGTCCATCGGCTAAGCATGAAATTGTTATGGTTGTAGCCCATTTTATGACGATCTTGAAACGCTTCAAGAATGCCAACTTTATTCTTAGTGCCTTTTTCTCTAGCTCCGGGATAGGCCGCAAAAATATTATCGCCCGGATCCCCCCTGCAAATTTTGCGAAATAAAATATACTCAGGATCTTCTAATAGTTTGGGTTCTTTAGTTTTCTTATCAAGAACTGGCTTACCATTTTCTTTAAAATATCCTTCAAGTGTAATTAACTCGTTAGTTACCCCATTATAAATTTTAACATTTGGCGCCACTAATTGTTGAAAATCGCTATCTGTGGAAATTATCCAGTGTGAATCTGCTGGATGCATGTGAATCCAGCGGGCAATCATATCGTCCGCTTCAGCCCGTTCGTGTCTTAATACAGTTACATTGGTCTTCTCTGAAATATATTGGGTAAATTTTGAGTATGTTTCCCAAAACATTTTTGACTCTTCGGCCTCTGTTTCAGTAATAGACATAGCATCAACTACACGATTCTTTTTATAAGGAGCATATGTATCTTTGCGGAAGCTCCTACCTTCTAAACAGAAAACGCAGTGGTCAATGCCAAAACGTTTTACAGCTTGATTGACACTTGCTAATGTCAGATGTAAGGCCATGCCTATCTTCTCCTCTGTTGTGCTATTGCGTGAAGCAACATGCCGTGCCCTGAAGAAAGTATTTGCGGTATCGATTAGTGCGTATTTGGAGCTCATGTATAGTCTGCGTCATTTAATTGTTGTTGATAAAAAATTTTAGCATCAGATTCATTATCAAATGATTCTAATACATCCATTCCACCTAGAGGATGAGGGAACCATACTAACCATTGACCTTCGTCATTTTGGGTACAGTAAAGTTCAACTTTTTCGTTCATAATTGAAGTATAACACAACTTACTTTTATTGTCAATATCAGGAGTAAACAAATAAACTGCTATCTAATTTAGTGTCAGTTTTTTTAGTGTCAGTTTTTTTAGTTTTGAGTTTTTTAGTAACTTTTGGTACAACTACAGGTGGACTGTAGTTCATAATTAAAATCTCTGTACCTTTACTCTTTTCTTTGTAATTGTCATTGTTACCACTGCGAGTAGCCGCACTACGGTAAACACCCTGACGATGCCATGTAAACTTGTTTTCAGGATAAAACTCTTTAAGTTCATCAAAGTCATAATAGCTTAGAGCAAACTTACCCTTAATATTAGCTAAAACATCAGCTAGTTCTTGATGTTTCTCTCTGGGAAAGTCTTTGCTATAGTAGAATTCCATTTTATAGTAGGGAGGATCTACATAAAAGAATGTATCTTTGCTATCATGCTTTTTTATGAGATCAATACAATCCATTTGTTCAACTGATGTAATCTGTTGTAGTCTATCAACTAAAACATCTTTACCAAGTTTCTTTTTAAGGGTATCATACTTGCTAGGATATTTTCCACCTGCTTTTGTTTCTGTAAAATAAGGAACATTAGTAGTGCTTAGTGGTGTACCAGCAAAAACTTGTGTTTGTAAATATAAGTATTTTACAGCTAAATCAATATCTCCTAATGTTACCTTAGTCCAGTCAAGTGTCCCGAATAGTTCTTGTTGATATTGTTTATACAAATTGATATCACTTTTTGTAGTAGCATTCATTTTAGCCAATAGACCTGTAGGATCTGTTCTAAAACATTCATATACGTTAGCCAGTAATGGATTAAAGTCATTATAAATTCTAGTAGTAGCTTGTTCTACTTTTTTGCTTTTTACACTAACCCAACCTGCACCGCCGAACACTTCTACAAATTTATCAAATTTGTTCGGGAACAATGGGTCTAACCAACCTACGTGATGTGCTTTACCGCCTATATATGGAAACATACTTTTATTATACCTTTATGTAGTTTATTTATATTTAGAAAATATGTGTCCAGATTAATATTCATTGCCAATGAAAACATTAAAGCAGGGACTCTTTCCACCTTGGCAAATGTTTTTCCAGTGAACAGAAAATCTTACAACGTCTTTGCCATTACTATTAAAACACCGAATACTTTTTCCTGATGCTACTACTTTGACAACTGTATTTTCTTTATCAAAATCCATAAACTCTACTGCTTGAGTGGATGTATTAAAGTTTCGAACAACACAATACAACATATCGGGCACTTGTTTATTTAATAGGCTTTGTACTAGAATGTTTACTTTATCCAAATGATTATTACATTCTTTAGCAACGTACTCAGCATATTTTTCTTGACCGGGTGCTGTAATATCAGCAATTTTATCTAACACTTTTGGATTAGTGTCACGTAAAATTCGCAAGTCGGCATGATAAGCATTGTCTCTTTTATATGTCTTTCCAGTCAATGATTCAATCAAATCAAAACGTTGTTTTTTATAACCAAACTGTTTATCATATTCAATATATGATAAAATTGATGGGTCAATTCTTTTTTGAAAAAGTTTAGCACTAAGATTTTTAGCGGTGCCTCTACCTTCTTCTAAACTGAATTTCAATTCAATTGGAACAATAGATGATGTAAGTTCTATTCTAACATCACCTACATTTCCATAATCAGCACCACCAATCCAAATAGCTTTTACCATTTGCTCATTGGGAAAACGTGTTACTATTTGAGATTTAATTTTATCGGCAATGGCAGTAATGTGAGTAGATGTAGTACCACCATTGAGTGCCACAGCAACTTCTTTTTCTGCAGGCTCAGCCCATTCACGGTCGTTTTTCATAATAATTTTTTTATTCAAAGTAAACACTAAAACGTACAGCATGCCTTTTTAAGGTATACAAACGCATTGTATCATATCGTGGTCCACGATAACGGATTCTCAATTTCTTATCTACTAGTTTAGCGATAAGTTTATAATGAACCCGTGCTTTTTCTAATTCCGATATCGGAAGATTACTAATAATAGCTACAGTCATGTTGGCACCCTTCAATTGAATGAAAATGTATTATAGCACAAGTTCCATTTAATGTCAAATTATTCAAAATCGTAGGAGTATTCACCGTTTATAGGACCATTTATTTGTACTTTTCCGACACCAAATTCTTTGCTCAATCTGTGAAAAATACTACGGGCAGTATTTTCAGAACATTCAGCAAACAATGTACCAGTATCAGAGAAAAATCCTGCGTGTTCGTTGTCATTTAACAACGGACGGACCAAGTAAGACACATTGCTTTCAAATTCTTGATGAGACATTTTAACCTCTTTATTAGCTTTAATACTATGTATTATACACTCGGTTGGCTTTATTGTCAAATTTTTGGGTTGTTGTAAAAATACAACAACCCATTGATTTTGTTAAGTAATATCTTCTAAATATTTATCCGGAAAATTCTTAATTCCATCAACGATAGTTTTTATGTTATATCGTGTGATAGGTAAAAATACCTTCTTAACTCGTTTAACTTTAAGTGGATGACTTATGATCCTATCCTCAACAATATCACGTACATATTCAGTCGTAATTTGTGTATGTTTTGGATCAACGTATTCACTTGGTTTACGATTAGATTGCGGGTTTTCCAAGAAAGGAAATAATTGTCGCATAACATAATTCTCGCAATTTCTAACATGTTCGTCATAACCATTAATTGCGACATACATATGATAGATCGCAGGGTTGTTATTTCCCTTATCATATGAAATGATCCTATTTTTTGCGCTTTTAGTAATACCGGGTTTAACTTTTCCGTACGCCTCAGCAATGTAAAGCATCATATTCATTTGAATTTATCCTTTTGAGCAATGTCTAAATGATTGAACATTTGTGTTTTGTTTTCACGGTACCGTGTAGTCAAACTTTGAGGAACATAAGGATATGTTCCACCCGCTTTTTCATACAATTGCATTAATAGTACTAATGATGCATCTTTGGGGCATCCTGCAGGCTTATCACTAAATGCTTTAATATAATATTTAGGGTATAGTTGTTGTGTTAGATTTTTAAACTCAGCCCAACCACCGGCTACTTCTTTAACAAGTGAATTTAAGTCTCGCATAAATTCTTTGAATTCAGGTGTATCAAAGTCAGCACCCTCTTTAAGAAGTTTCTTACGCAATTCTTGAAATGGTAACATTTCAATTGAATCAAGTGGCTCTTGTGGCCAATATTGTTTATGATTCTCGCCGAGGAAGTGAATATCTTCTACATCTAATTTTCTAATAAGATTACAATGAATCAATGCACCTGGCTTAAAACGATCAAGGCTCTCAGGATGTACCGGAATCAAATTATATTTTTCAAGTGCTGATTGTCGTCTATCGGCAATGATATATTTTTCTTGTTTACTATTGTCTAACCGACTACCAAACACATGAATCTTGTGTGTGTCAAAGGGCATGATTGGAAGTCTATCTTCGCCATTAATACCCAAAAAGTGTTCACGTGCAAAACTGAAATCATTTGTTTCTACAACTTGACAATTTACTGAGACATTCATCCAATCATTTTTGTCAATATCTTCGAACAAACCTAACATTGCACGAATAGCAATAGCTAATACTGTATGTTGGCCGTCTGTAATATAGTATGTATTTGATCCAGGTAAACGAATTACATTAACCGTAGCAGGCCTGCGTGAATCCCATGTTGTTACAATTCTGAACAAATGATCCCAGTCAATCTTTCGTTGAACGGCTAAAGCAGTAAAAAGATATAGAATCGGGATTGATTCTAATTTGGGTATTTGATTGTATCGTTGAGGCTTACCCTTGCTCTCATTTTTATAATCTTCAGTTTTTAGAAAATCTTTAAGCGTTTTAAAAAAATCGCTGTTCTTAAAGTCTTTAACTAGATTAGTAATACTGTTTTGTTCTACATAACCGGGGGTTTGATCTAATTCATTGTTTGGTAAATCTTTTTTAGTTACTGACTTTGAATTTGGTACCCATTTGAATTTGAAGGTACCTGCTGTTTTAGAGTTTGACATATGTTTCCTTTGTAAAAATGTCTGTGTGAAGAATATTATTCAACTCACAAGAGCAAGTATACTATAGAAACCGATAAATGTCAACTATATTTGTGTTATTTGGATAAATTAACTTACTTCTGTTCGACCGTTACCTAAATCCTTAGTACGAATTACCCTTGAATCACGGTTGTCGGGATCAGCAATTTGTTGGTCATATAGCTCTAAAGCAATATTTCTGCAGGTGTACTGAAACCATCTTTCTACTATAAGTTGGTCAGTATCATCATCACGTTGTTTGTAACCTGCTTTAATTAAGTTCAAAACAAATTTGTCATTCCAATCCAACTCAAACGCACCGTCATTTATATTTTCAGGATTCAATTCTACTTTGATAATAGCAACGTATGGTTCACTAGCTGCCGTAGCTTTTTCTTTTTCTGTAAGTTCAGGTGTCAGGGGTTTCTGTTGTTTAGGCTTAGGCTCTTTCTTAACAACAGGTTCAATCTCTTGTTTTTTAAATAGGTTTTTTATTTTGTCAAACATTTGTATCTTTCGTATAGTTTAAAGCTGGCAAGATTCTTTGCCTTTGATTCACACATTATATCAAAGTTATCTAAGAATGTCAATGCCCAATCGTTTACCGCTTCGTTCCAATAATAATCACTATGTGCCCGAAGCTTCTGTTTACTATGTCCGGCTTCTATCAACGCACCATGAGCGGGTAACTGTGATCCGGGATGTCCAACAAGTACGTCCTCACGGCTGACGGAGTAATGGCAAGTAGGGCGCAAACCACGCCAACTATCCCTAACCATTTTAACCCGATCATCAGTCGGTTGAATATATTCTCCAGTTTTAATCCAGTGGTGATGGATGTCCATGACCGTAGGTACGAGGTCAGATAATGATAAGCAGTCTGTAAGATCATGTGTGTATTCTTCATTTTCTAATGTAAGTGTGTTTCGTGCCTCGGGGCTAAGTCTACCATAAACATCTCTGATACCCTGAGGACCTTTTCTACCAGAGATGTGAACATTGATTTTGATATCCTGAAACTTCTGCCCATAACCCATCATGCGGGCCATGTCACAATGATATTCAAATTCTTCTATACTCTTATTTACTACTTCTTCACGGTCACTTGCTAAAACTACAAATTGGTCAGGATGAAAACTAAGACGAACATCGTTAGCCCTAGCTGTTTCACCAATGGGTGCCATCCAACGTTGTAAGCTATTCTGTACATCAGTACTTTGCCAAAATTCTTTGTAACCATCCATAGTATAAAAACTCAACATATCGCTAGTAAGACGAACCATACGCAATTCGGGTTCTAATGTAGCAACACGCTTAACCAATGCGTGAGTATTCATAATATTGCGTTTAGCAACATCCATAATCTTTTCTTCTACTACACTACGATTATTGCGCTTTGCCCATGCTTGTGTAGTTCCACCCGTATTAAGACCTTCGGCTGAAACAATCTCACCTTTACTGTTAATTTCTGCCCATTTACAAGCAAAGCCGATGCGTTTGATAGATTGATTTGTCAAAGTAATAGTCCAAAGTGATAAATAATATATACAGTGTAGCATACCTACGCAATAAAGTCAACTATTTACGGACAAGACAATGAGATTTACCGAAATTATATCAGAGAGTTCAGGAACCAGACTGAAAGACATAGCAAAAATTGCTACCAATATGCCGGATGCTGACTTTTGGTTAATACGTAAAGGTAGTGATAAGACAGTGGGTAAGCCTGTTAAAGAATTTGATCCATCACGTATTGGTGTCAAAGTAGTACGTACAGATGTTCTTGACCCAAACTATCTGTATTACGCAATGATGAATTTACACAACCAAGGACATTTTGCTCGTATAGCAAATGGAACAACCAATTTAGTTAATATTACTGTAGCTGATATTGCTAATATT